ACAACATAGTGAGGCAATAGAAACTTACAATGATATGCGTTCTGTTGCAAAAACTAAAATAGAAACTCTTGTGAGGTTTCATCAACCACAAGAAGATGTGGACACAATTCGTTCTATGATTAATAAGTATGGCGAAAGAAATGGTGGGGAATTGTATCATGATAATTGTTTTCATGTTCAAAACTCTACACCTCGTATGGATACAGACTACAATGATAATCCTGTTGAAAAATACGATGATGTTCACATTGAGTTCAAAGCCAATAAGGAGTTCTTAACTTCTTATTATCGTGATGAGTTAAGATCAAAAGGTCTTGACCCAGATTATGATGTTAGACTTGGCGATGATTATGGAAAACGAAATCCAACTTATTACAATGCTGAAAGTAGTATTGATAAATATTTGGGTTTTGGTTCTCGTAATGATGTGAGTGGTAATCATTCTTTTTACAAAGATGAGTGGAAAGAAGATTTTAGACTTTGGGTTATTGGTTCATCTTATTGTCATAATCGTATGTTTCAAACTAACGAGGCAGAGTATAATTGGTTTAAAAGTTTTGAGGTTGCAAAAGAAAATGTAATTCTTGCACACAAAAATCTTTTTGACCATGTAAATAAGAAAATGGAAAAACTAAAACTTGGTTTAAAATCTTACAGATACTTTGACCAAGCGAAAGAGTTAGCTGACAAACTTGGTGTTGTACTCAATGAAAGTGTCTTGAATGAAAGTAGTTCAATGGCGTTATCAATTTATAGTCCGACAAATTTAGCTGATCTATTAACTGATGAGGTTGAACAAACTAGGGAGGAAAAAATAGCGATAGCAAAACAACTGCTACAAGCACAACAAAATAGTTTAAATTAAACTATTGACACTATGGGACAATTCATATAGGATTGTCCCATAACTTAGAAAGGTATAAATATGAAAACATTTAATATAACTTATTGGGCTAACAAGCACAAAAAGCACATAACAAGAAAAGGCACACATAACGAAAAGAGCAGATTTGGTACAACTAAAAAAGGTGTACCTTACTATGTCTATTATGATTTAGATGTAATGGGATATAGAACAGCAACGACAACTTGGAAAGTGAGGCACTAATGAAATATCTAGTTAATTTTGAAATAGTCAAACAAGGTTTTTCAGAAATTGTGGACGCTAAAGATAAACAAGAAGCTTTAGAAAAAGCTAAACTTTATTTAGGGACTAGATTTACTGAATTAAAATCTATCGACACAGTAACAGAAATACATGAGGGCAGATCATGATTGAAATTAATGGAGTGCCGATTGAGGATTTAACAGTTGAAAAATTAACAGATGTTAAATTTGAAATAGAACGTGAAATAGATAAAAAAGAAGAACCCATAAATAATTTAGATCAACTTGATCTTGCAACAGATTGGATTAAAGATGAGCAACTTTAATTGGTGTCATGGACCGGAGTGTCATAAAAAACATACCCAGGATAGAGTCCGAGGTGTTAAAGGCTCTAAGGTTTTGAGAACACGTAAGGTTAGAGTTTATAGTAACAACAATGGTTGGTATAGTTATTTCTGTAGCCAAAGATGTTATGATGACTTTACTAATAAACATATCCAAGAAGTCTTGGCTATTGCGCCAAGGACCGAGTGCCTTGAAACGCCTATTAATGTGACTCAAGAAAAATACTCAGACCATTGGGGTAATCATACTAACATGAAAATAGAGGTTGACGAAACTAGGTCAACTGATATAGGATAGTCCCATGATAGAAAGAATAAAAGCAACCAACCCTTATTCCGGTGAGAGCGAAATGCTTACACCAGAAGAACATAAATTGTATATAGAAATCAAAGAGGCAGAACTTAATGAGGACTATAAAACAATGCAAAAAGGTCTAAGTAAATTTAGTAGGCTTAATGCTAAAGCTTACATGACTTTATTAGATTAACCTTTCTAGCCTAGGCCCTAGCGGGCCTAGGTCCAATAGAGGTACCAAGCGGTTTCCAAAATCCCAAACTTTTTTAATTATTAATTAGTATATATACAAAGGGGTCCCACAACCTACGGTTATAATGCGAGATTTGTATGGTTAAATCCCTGAAAATCATTATAAGACTAAAAACAACATGTAAAAAAATTTTACAAAAAATTTTTCAAATGCAAATAGATATAGATAAAATAAATAAACTGCCTCCTGATGTTAGGAAAAGATTCCAAAAACTTTTAATAAAGTACAAAGAAGAAGATAAAAAAGAACTTGCACAGAAAGACTTTCTTGCATTTACAAAAACTATATGGCCTGAGTTTATTGAAGGTGAGCATCACAAAACAATTGCAGATAAATTCAATAAGCTAGCATCTGGTGAAATAAAAAGGTTGATAGTAAATATGCCACCAAGGCATACTAAGTCTGAGTTTGCATCAACACTACTACCAGCCTGGATGATAGGTAAGAATCCAAAACTAAAAATTATACAGACAACCCACACAGGAGAACTTGCAGTTAGATTTGGTCGTAAGGCTAAGACACTGATTGACTCTCCAGAGTATCAACAAATATTTAAGACAAGACTAAGAGAAGACAGCCAGGCCGCTGGTCGCTGGGAAACTGCTCAAGGTGGCGAGTATTTTGCTGCTGGTGTCGGTGGAGCAATCACAGGTCGAGGTGCTGATTTATTAATCATAGATGACCCGCACTCGGAACAAGACGCACTTAACATGGGTGCATTAGAAAAAGCATACGAGTGGTATACATCGGGTCCAAGACAACGTTTACAACCGGGCGGTAAAATCGTTTGCGTAATGACACGTTGGAATGTAAAAGATCTTACAGGAATTCTTTTGAAGAACCAAACAGAACCTAAATCGGATCAATGGGAGTTGGTGGAGTTTCCGGCAATCATGCCGAGTGGTAAGCCCGTATGGCCGGAGTACTGGAAGATCGAAGAACTGGAATCAGTTAAAGCATCGCTATCACTCGGTAAATGGAATGCACAATGGATGCAAAATCCAACATCAGAAGAAGGTGCAATCTTAAAAAGAGAATGGTGGCAGGACTGGGACAAGGATCATATTCCAAGTCTTGATCACGTTATACAATCTTACGATACCGCTTTCATGAAAAAAGAGTCTGCAGACTATTCTGCAATCACTACTTGGGGTGTGTTTCGTGAACACGAAGAGGGACCACCACAATTAATTTTGCTTGATGCAATAAAAGATAGATTAGAGTTTCCAGAGTTACGTAGAGTTGCAAAAGAGCAATATGATTACTGGCAACCAGAAACTGTATTAATCGAGTCTAAAGCATCAGGGCTACCACTAACATACGAACTTAGAAATATGGGTATACCTGTTGTGAACTACACACCATCACGTGGGAACGATAAACATACCAGAGTTAATTCTGTTGCACCTTTATTTGAATCTGGTAGTATATGGGCACCTTTGAATAAACAGTTCGCTCAAGAGGTTATTGAAGAGTGCGCTGCCTTCCCGTATGGGGATCATGATGATTTGGTTGATAGTACAACACAAGCAATCATGAGATTTAGACAAGGTGGTTTATTAAATCATCCTGAAGATTATGAGGATGAAAAGCTGCCGAAAAAACAGTATAAATATTATTGGTAAACTATGGGTGCGATTGCAAGATTTTTATTAGCTTTAAATAGACTCGCTAGAGCGAGAGGACTTAAAATAGAAGACGCTTATAAATTTGCTAAACAAGAGTTTGGTGAAGTAACTCCACTACTTAGAAAACAAATTCAAAATGTTTTTGATAAAATTAAAAAACCAGTAGTTGGTAAACCTGGTAAAAAAGAAGGTGCAGTTATACCAATGGTAAAAGAAGGTGCAAAGAAAGCTGAGGGTATTGAAACTCTTGATCCTAAAATGGGTGACATAGAAAATTTACCAAACCCAAGAAGACCCGGTGGATCCTTGGATCCGGCGACAGGCATCACGAGAGCACTCGCTAGAAGAATATTAGATAGAAGAGGAATTGAGATAGGTAAGAAAGATCCAATAGATGTATTTACAGATACTTTTGGTGAAGCAATTAACGATGTTAATAATCTTGCTGAAGAAATGATAGAGATAGATAACAGAGGTGGCGGTATGAAAGATATGGATCAGATGCTAGAGATAGAAGGTCTGTTTGATATTGAGATACCTAAAAATCCAAACAAAGGATTAACAGATGATGAGCTGTTAGAATTAATGAAAAAAACCGAAGAAGAAGAAATATTAAAAGATTTTGATCCAAGCGACAGGGAACCAAACGCAGCTGGTGGTTTAGCTGGCATATTAAAATTATAATGAAGATTCATGAGTACAATGAAATGATGGCGTATCTTTTACGTCCAAGAACAAATATGATAAAAGGTAAAAAATCAGGACCACCACCAAAATCAGGGCCAACACCTCAAGGGTTGAATATTAACTACAATACTGTTAAGACAGTAAAACTGGAGAAAACAAATGGCAGAAATAGACAAGTCTTTACCGAACGTAAAGCAAACAATAAACGTTCCTAGTCCTGAAGAAGTACAAGTAGAAATACAGGAAGATTTTTCCTTCTTCTC